CCCAGAAACGACAAAGCCCTGATAAATCAGGGCTTTGTCGTATAAAGATGGCGGAGGCGATGGGATTCGAACTCATGGACCTGTTACAGTCGACGGTTTTCAAGTCCGAAGAATAATCGTTATATATCAATTGGTTGACCTTTATTGGTTTCCGCAAGCGAGCATTCTCTGATGCTCTGGAGGCCGCTAAAATCAAGGGTAGGCACTTTACTTGCGGAAACGAATTTGGCCTGCTCTTTGGCTTCATCGGGTTGGCTTTACGATCTCCCCGACGCGCCGGTAAACCGTTTCGGTGATGCGCTTGTCGGTGTGACCGAGCAGGCGGCTTGCATGCCCCAGATCGTCGATTTCGCTCGCCGCCTTTGGCCGGATATCCCTGAACTGGAATTGCCGGATGCTTGCTGCGAGTGCTGGGTCTTCACCTTCCAGCGCTTTAACGATTGCCACGTTTCGCGCATCGTCGAAGCGCAGACGAAGCATTGCCGCGGTAACCCGACGACCGTCCTGGGTGACGATTAGGTAAGGGTTCCGTACGCCCCGCGCTTTCCTTTGCTCGAGCAATCTTTCAATCAGCTCGCCTAAGCCGTTAATAATCTCCCCGGCATCGAGCCGAATGCGTAGCTTCTTCGAGGTCTTGCCCTGGGCAACTTGCAGGAAGCTGTCGATGACGTCGGTGGCGCGCATAGACAAAACGTCGGCCGGGCGCTGAGCAGTAAAATAAGCCAGGTCCATGGCATCTTTCAGTTCCGGGGATGCTGCCCCGTAAACAGCGTCCCAGATGGTCGCGTCGGCGTAGAAATCACGCGGAGTTTCCTTGTTCTTGCGGACGCCAGAGGCCGGATTCTCTTTGTCGGTGATGCCCCATTCCCTCGCGATGTTGTAGATGTGCGAGAGCAGTGAGATTTCGCGGTTTGCCCGGACCTTGCCGGTTCGCTTGTCGCGGTACTGGGCAATTACTTGGGGAGTCACTGCATTGATCGGCGCATCGCTGAACACCTTCCTGAGCTGCGTTAGCGAAAGCAAGTTGTCTTTTTGAGTTCTCGGTTTCTTGCCTGGGATAATCTCGGCCTCGTACCGGTCGAATACCTTGCCCAGCAAAGTATTCTTCGCCGGTACCGGTTTGCAGTCGAGTTTCGCCCATTCTGCTTTGGCAATGTCCAAATCTCCCCCAAGAGGAATTTCGATCCTCTTCCCCGCGCTATCCTTCCCGTCGTAGTAATACCCCACCCACTGCACACCGCTTTTAAGCGTCCTGACCCGCCGGATCATCCGAGGCGGCAGGTCTCTATTTGCTGCCTTTCTTGGGCGCATTCTTTACCCCACGCGTGAAAGATCCAATGACCAGGCTTCTGCGGCAACGTTTTCCGTCGAGGGCTTGACCCCAGCCAATTTCATTCGGGCATACACGCGACCAACCACAGGGCGCCGCGCACCAGTCAACACGTACTTCCAGCCGTTTTGATTGAGCCATCCGAGCTGGCGCGACGGGATTTGATAGCCCGTGATAGCTGCAAGCTCTTCTTCGGCCAGGGTTTCACTTTGAATTTCCATGATGATGCTCCATGCCGCACGTGGCGGCAGAACGTGATTGATCCCGGTCGTGGCTGGGCTCGGGGTTGATTGGTGAGTCGAGGGTTTTATCTCGCGAGGCATGCGGCTTTGATATAAGCTCTATAACTTTAATTAACTGACGTGGTTCCGGTGGGATATGGCTGAGCTGAGTTTTACTGAAATAGTTGCAGCAACTTTGCTTGGCAGTGGTGTCGGAACGTCATTATTTATGTTTTTTTTACAGTCCAGCAAAGAGAATAAAAACACTCTTCGCTCAAAGCTCGAAAGTGTTTACGCGGATTTCGATAAGTTCTCAAGTGGTCATAGAGTACTGATCGACACGTTTAAGAACTATGCAGAAAAGCGTGTCGATCTACAAGGGTACTTATCCATCATGGAAAAGCACACTTCTCAACTTGGAGACCCCGTAAAGCACAGAATAGAAGCTGTGTCTGCTATCTATTTTCCAAAAATTACGGTGTCGTACAAGTCGTATCTAACTGCAAGAGATAAAAGTGATGCCGTGCTTATACCGCTCTTCACTGATGTGAAATTACTTGTAGATCTGCCACCTGATACGCTAGAAAAAATCTCTAGCGTTTATGGTTATCAAAAGGAGATCGAGTTGCAGACTAGAACTGCCATCCTTTCGTGTGCCGACGACATAAACAAAAGTTTTATATTTGTTTTTTTGATGCGAGTAAAAGGCAAAATTGAAAGTCTATTACCATCTAAGTAGCTTCATTTCTTTGGGCAACACTCAAATGCTGATCGAGCAGGTGATGACGCGGATCTACCACCTGATCGAATGGCATCTACACGATGCCTTGGAAGGTATGGTTTGCGTGAGTCAGGCCGCGAGGCGCTGGTAAAGCTCGATGATGTCGGCAGCGTTGGCGCTGACCAGGGCTTCGGCCTCATCCGGACATACACTGTTTCCGATCAGCCTGACCTGGTCTGTTTTGTTGATGTCGCGCCATTCTTCGGCACCGGTGACCGGATCTACGAACAACCCGCGATCGATGATGTAGTCCTTGTCGAAGCCCTGGGCTGCCTTCAGCTCAGGAGGCTGCAGCATGCGAAGGGTGATGTCGACCAGCACATAACCGCCGACCATTACCAGATCCGCCGGGTCTTTGAAGTGTTCCGGCAGATGTTCGTGCATGAAGGCAGCGCAACGGCGCGCGCCTTCCAGCTGCTCAGGCGTCAAGGTGTCCGGCACCTGCACGACCTCGACCAGCGCAACTCGATCCTTCGTAGGTAGGGTGTGCATCGGCTCGGTGAGCGAAATGCCGTCCTTCTCGTTGCCGTAGTACTTCACCAGGTAGGCGTTCACCAGTCGCTGGTTGGCGCCGGATTGGCAGATAGTCGAGATAGGGTCGAAGGCCGAACGGCCGTCGCCTTTGTAATACCCGCCATTCGCCTGTTCGAAAAATGCGGCCGATACCGCGTGATGCCCGGTACTGGTGGCAACCACGCCGAGAGGGCCCGCGACGTCGGCGCCGACCGAACCCTTCCGCAAAGTCACCATGTTGGCTGCGGCCATCGCAAAGTGCCCGCCTTTTACCTGTGCCACCTGAGTTCGCAATGGCTCCTGCACGTTGAAGTTGCGCTGCGATGATCCATTGGCGCATTCGGTGAGGAACGGCGCTGCAATCGGCTGCACCAGTGCGTGATGCGTGCCACCGGCGCTGACGGTCGACAGCGCGTCGTCTACACCGTGAGTGCTGGTGTGCGCTTCAGATGTGCCGCGCATTGGGACAATAAATGGCTTCGCGCTGGTCAGCACGTGTCGCCAGCAGCCCTTGGCCACGCGGCGCATGGTGTTCAAGGCCATCGGCTTGTCACGGAAGATCGTGCGACCCAGGTTGCTCCAGTCGATGCATTCCGCAGCGGTTCGCCAAGGTTGCTGCTTCGCCGTCGGCACTTTGTGGCGTTTTGGCGCTGGCCAGACGATCGGCTTGCCGTCACTTCGGGCCACCAGGTACAGGCGCTTGCGGATGGTCGGGGTGCCTGCGTTGGCAGCGACGCGCTCGCGCCATTCGACGTTGTAGCCGAGCCCGCGTACCAGACTTTCCGCCGGCACGTATTCGCCGATCGATTGCAGGATCTCTGGCATGTCCGGGTGATCAGCGGCGAGGCCGGTGCTGAGCGCGGCGATGAATGCCTTGAAGGTTCGGCCACGCTCTGCCTTGATCGGTTGACCGTCTTCATCAATCGGGCCCCAGTCGCAAAACTCTTCGACGTTCTCCAGGAACATCAGGCGCGGCCGGGTGGCGTGCGCCCAGCGAACCGCCACCCAGGCGAGCCCGCGAACCCCGCGGTCACGCGGTGCACCGCCCTTGGCCTTGCTGTGATGCCGGCAATCCGGCGAGGCCCAGAGAATGCCGACCGGCTGGCCGCCGGTGGCATGGACCGGATCCACCTCGAACACGTCCGCAACATAGTGCGCCGTCTGCGGGTGGTTGGCGCGGTGAACGGCCAGGGCGATAGGGTTATGGTTTACCGCGACATCCGGCTCCCGGTACGACCGGGCTATCCCGGTGCTGGCACCGCCTCCACCGGCGAACAGGTCCACCACCAGTTCCTTTTCGAATGGCAGGCCCATGCTTGGCTGACGGTTGATGAACTGGGGTAATTTCTGTTGAGCGGACATAGAAGATCCTCGCCGGCTGGCGTGATTTGTTGAAGTGGGGTATTGGTGATGACACGGCACGGGGCCGAATCAAGGAGTTAGAAATGACTAAGCGCGCAAAGCCCGTTTTTACCGTCAAGGAGTACGGTGATGGTCAGCCTTGGATCTGCATCGAGTACTGGAACTCAGAGGAGGGCATGCCAAATGATCTGTATGGGTTTGATTTGGAGCCAGGAACCGACATCCATAAAGCCAAGGAAATCGCGAAGTACATGAACGATAACCTTGAGCACTTCACCTATACGAAGTTTTGATCTGCGAGGGTGGGTCAGGCGGCTGGCGCGGAATCATGAAAAACGTCCATCTGCGCTGCGCCGTCGAGCCAGGCCTTCGCTATTCGGCGTTCAGCCATGGCGGCATACTCAGGGTTCAGTTCGCAAAGGATCGACTTACGGCCTTCCTGCATCGCGACCACCGCCGTGGTACCGGCGCCGCCGAACGGGTCAAGCACCACCCCGCCGCGGGGAGCACCGGCCAAAATGCATGGTCGGATCAGGTCGGGCGGAAAGGTGGCAAAGTGAGCATCCTTGAAACTGTGGGTTGCCACGGTCCAGACGCTGCGCTTGTTCCTCGTTGCGGTGTCCCAGGTGCTTTCCTCTCGATCCGGGCGATGAGTGCCTTTGTTCTGGCCGGGGATAACCTGTTCGCGCTTTGAGTCTTCACGTTTGAAGCTGTCACGCCTGGCTCGCTCAGCACCCTCCTTGTGATAAGCACCGTGGCCACCGTCACCGGTTGAAGTGTCCCAACCCGTAGGCACTGTCACTCGCTGCCGATTGCGTGATTTCGCGTCGGTACCGTGACCCCAGCCGACGCCGTTGTTGGGTTGGATTGGCGGCACAGTATTGCCAGGCGAAGTGCGGCCGCCGCCTTCTGCATTGTCGAAAGTAGAACCGTTGACGTAGGCCCCGCCACGGAAGCCATTGGCGCTTCCTTTGCCGGACAGGTTGGCCGGTTCCCGTATCGCCTCCATGTCGCAGTGGTACCGACGCGACTTGCTGAGCAGGAATATGTATTCGTGGGCTTTGGTGCATCGGTCCCGCGTCGATTCCGGCATTGGATTCGGCTTATGCCAGATGATGTCCTGCCGCAGATACCAGCCGTCGTCCTGTAGGGCGAACGCCAGCCGCCAAGGCATGCCCATCAGATCCTTAGGCTTGTATTCAGTGTGGGTGCTGGCTTTCGCCTTACGTTGCGAGGCCATCACCTGGCGCTGGCTTAACGTGGAGACGCCGACGCCCATATCGTCGCGCCCGTGCGCGCCCCAACTGCCGGCGTAGCTGTCGCCCATGTTCACCCAGGCGGTTCCGTCATCGCAAAGAACTCGCCGCACTTCGCGGAACACTTCGACCAGCCGGCGGATGAACTCGGCCGGTGTTTGCTCGAGGCCGATCTGCCCATCGACGCCGTAATCCCGCAACCCGAAGTAGGGCGGGCTGGTTACGCAGCACTGCGCTGACTGGTCCGGCAATGTCCGCATCATGTCGATGCAATCGCCAACCAGTATCTGGTGGGAAGGGGTCATAAGTGATTTCCAGTCAGGCGCCGCCCTCCGTGATCGGTGGTGGCATGGTAGCAATTTGGATGGGGATGGGTTTTGATGGTGGCCCCTTAGACTCAAGAGCAGGAGCTCGCGTGAAGCTTTACCATTACACCGATGCTGCAGCGGTTCAGTCGATCCTTACAGGAAACAAGATGCGACTGACTGATATGCGCTATCTAAACGATTCCGAGGAACTACTTTATGGATCAAAGCTGGTTCTGACCGATATTCAAGAGGGTAAAGCAAAACACAGGCTGAGCGATGACTACGCAGATCAGGCGAACGACTATGCTTTTGAAAGATTTTCAGCCCTCGTAGAAGGCGGATTTAACGGTCATCCTTCTTACTCTCTGTCATTTAGTGAAGAAGGGGACCTGCTCAGCCAGTGGCGATCGTACGGGGCTTATGCGATCGAAATCGAAACTGAACAATGGAGCCAGCCCTTGACCCGCTGCGCGTATGGATTAATCCGGGGCCGGGAGATCACCTTTCCCCATGTCGTCGATGCGTTGCGCGGTATTGGTAGAGATCTACGCGATCGCGCCGGACGGGTGGAATACCGTGGTACAGAGGCTTACATGGATCTCATAAAAGTGGTCGCTACATTCAAACACCCAGGCTTTGCTGAGGAAAAGGAATGGCGTCTGCTGTTGGATGAGAGGGCCGTAGAAGCCGCGGATATCAAATATCGGGCGAGAGGGGATATGTTGATCCCCTTTATCGAAGTAACTATGCCGTTAGAGTGTGTAACGTCCGTTACAGTGGGTCCAATGAAGTATCAAGAAATGGCCTATCAGTCAATGAAGGAATTTGTTGGGCGGATCGGCCGGGACAATGGCCTGCAGCACAGTATTCGAGTGGAGAAATCCGCGACGCCCTATCGGCCGGCTTGAGTCCGTGTCGGAAGCGTCTGTTCAACTAGGCGAAATAATTTCTATGCCTGGATCCTGCTGAATCATCAGCAGGATCCAGGAAGCTTACTTATTTCGGATCAAACGCCCCGAGGGATAGCGAAGCGTTGCTGCCGATCTTCTCCTGCAGCACGGTTTTGAATTCCTGTGCAATGTCTTCGCGCTGAACTTCTTCCCCGACCCAGCGCAGCTTCAACGACGGCACTGCGCCGCTGGTGATCACTGAAATCCGCAGGTTAATTTGCTGCTCGGTCAGACCCTCGAATGGAATCACGCTGAACAGTAGGGCTGCCGGCAGCGTCTCTTTACTGCGCGCCTCGATCTGGTCCATGGCACTACGGCTGGCGCTGGTGTCGCCAACGGTGGTTTCGGATTCGCTGCTGGCCTTGACCGTGATCGTGCGCACCGCGGCGATGGCCTTTGCTACAGGAATCGCGTTGCCTTCGTCATCCACCGGGGTCAGGTACTGGTGCCAGTCTTCTATCCAGTCGCTGAGATCTTTCTGCGACATGGCGCGCCCGCCGATGGCCTGAGCAGCTTTGTACCCGGCAGATGGTTTAAGTCGAAGCACTGCACGATCATCGGCGTGGCCTGGGAGCGCATCGGTACCAAGATTGAACAGCAGAGTGCAGGTCATTTCGTCCTGATCGATGAAGCCCTTGGCAGTCGGAATTGCTCGGTCAGCCACGTAGGCGCTGAAGTCGGCCAGCGAATGAGTGAAGTAGACGCCACGGAAGCGGCTACGGCCGGCTTGCCACTTTTCCAACGTGACCACCTGACAGCCTTCGGGGAGCACCACGGTAGGGGTTTGGGTTGGAAGTGCCTTACCCGAGGCTTGCAGGGCGGTATCGGTGATGAGCTGAACTGCTTCTTTGGTCAGGGACATGCTTCAGATCCTTGTGAGAGGGTGGAATCAGGTGCGGGGTTTGATGGGAGCTTCTTCGCGGGTGAAGAGCTGGTCGTGCTTTTCGGCGAAGAGGGTGATTTTTCCGCCGGAGCCGACGTGCATCGGCGTGTCCAGGCTGGTGTTCTCGCTGCGAGTACCGCGCTTGGTCGGCACCTTGTAGTCGAGCTTGTGCTTGATCTTCACCTGGCTGGATTCGCCGATCTGGCTGAAGTCCAGGGTGATCACCAGCTTGCCGGCTTTGCCGTGGTCAACAACCCCGGAGGCTACTTCGGAAAGGGCGTGGCCGATTTGGCTGGCGAAAGCGCCGCCGTTGAGTTCTTCGAGGAACTCGGCGGTATCGGTTGGGGTTGGCATGGCTGTTTCTCCGGAATGGCCGACAGGCCGCTGGGTGGAAGTTTGAATTGCGATTGACGAAGGCGCTGGCGCACTTGGTTGTTGATGCGTCTCATGCTGCGACCTTCACCTGATGCCAGGCCCCGGCGGCGTAGAACAGCTTCGCGGCCTGCGCTTCTTCGAGCGACACCTCCGCGGGAACGGCGATCCACCCAGAAGCAACCAGGTGGTTTGGGTTGCAGCTGTTCCGCATCTCCAGGTAGTAATGCTCGATGGCATCCGTCAGGCGCTCGACCTTGTAGATGCCCTCCGGCGATATCTCCACCGACTTGACGTACTCAACGCCGCGCTCGTCTCGACACATGGCGCTGATGTAGATCGTCCAGTGGTAGGAGAAGTCGAACAGAGCATTGGCGATGGCCAGGCTCCGGATCTGCCGGCAGTTCTTCCAGTTCGCCATGATCTGCGTGCCACTAGGGTCGATGTTCACGACCGCAACGTGATTGGTTCGGAGCAATGCCCGGCAGCTGCGTTCGGCGCGGGCGAAGCCGTTGTTCGCCTTGCGCTTGCTCATAGGTCCTCCGTGATACGCCTCAGCGCGATCCTTTCTGCATGGGATGGGGAAGGGCGCCGGCGCTTCAGGACAGTGTCGGGGTCGATCTTGTTGGAGCGCTGTGGTCGGTGCTCAGGCTTGAAGGAGGCGGCCGGTTCTGCTTTGCCGCCGGCGCCGTAGAAATGGTCCAGCTGACGGTCCAGGTTCGCAATGATGGCGTCTTTCAGGTTGGGCATTGGGCCTATGTTCATCGCGACATACCCATGAACGCGAAGACCAAAAGCACCACGGCGAAAACCAGCGTCCAACGAGTCATCCAGCTCGCCACATTGGTAGCAGTGAGGTGCGCGGCCTGGGTGAAATGAGCGGCGTTCTCAAAACCCTGAGCTGAGCGGCAGGCGTTCATGTGGCCGGATACTTCGGCGCACTCGGTGCCGGTCTTGCGATCAACCACACCGAACAGATTGTTTCCGTGCGGCACGACCGTGAAGCGCACTGACATGGCAGGAGAGGTGATTCCTACCTTTTGATAAAACTCGGCGGTAGCAAAGGTGGCGCGTTGACGCAGGCCATCGAGGATGGCGCGGCGCTGTTGGATTGTCGGGTTCATATCCTTTCCTCGGATGGTTGCGTGTATTCGTCAGCGCTCAGGCCGCCTGCTGGTTGCCGTTGGGCGCAGTGGAGAGTGCTGACGGATAAAGGCAGGCGAAAAAAAGCCCGATCGGAACCGGGCTTTTGTTTGCGTCACGAAGACCTCCCTACGTGAGCGCCTCCCAGGCCCGCTACTGGCGACCGCCTGGGTTTGAATCATTAGCGTTGACCTTGAACTTAGGGTGGCCTACCGATTGCTCGGCCGGTGCGCGGTAACACCGTCGGCCCAGATGTCCGCTGCCTGCCAGGTGTTGGGCGCAGCCTTCAGGCTTACTGCGCCACGCCGGGAATCGGTGATCTATTTCATGATGGTCATCCTCCGATGCGCTCCGTTGGCGTCTTGGGGGGCGCTCGCCGTTCTCTGGTACTACCTGCGGGGGGCCGCATTGCGCGGTGCAGAGTCATCCGCATCGGTTGATACCGCTGGAAAGAAATTTCCAGATGAGTGCAATTTGTTTCCGAACTGTTTATATCCCGCTGCTCACCCAGTAAGCGGGCAGGCAGTGGCCACCTATTGAAGCTGCATTGGGATGTCGGTCCTGACCAAGATGCCTAACTACGTCCGCCCGTTCGCATACAAACAGTTAGCCTGGATCAGCTTTTTTCATGGGGCGCCGACATTCCGATGCAGCCTCTTTCGAGGCGTCGGGCAGTTATCGTCAGGCTGACGTGGCGCTGGTTGGTCTTACCCGTGAGTGATGGATAGATCACTGATCACGCAAATCGAAGCGTCTTCAGGATCGGTGGAGTCGGAGTAGTCGATTTGGTTGTACACGCCGCCGTGGAAAGCGAGCGTTTTGGTGTCCCAGGTGTTGTCAAGACGCGTGATCGCGGAGGTGGATTTGGCGCCGTTGCAGCTGGCAGATACCGATACAGCGCCGCTCGAATTGGCGTGAATGTTGATCTTGAAGAGTGCACCGAGCGGCACGTTATCCAATACTGTCGAGTTGACTGGATCGTCTTGTAGGTAGCTCGACCGGAACCCCATGGTGATTTTGCCTTTGTTCCAGAACACCTTTACCGGGGGGCGTTCAGAACCCTGCACATGAATTTGGCCGATCACGACCTTCTGCAACGAATTGACCTTGGTCAACCGCATTTCCTGGCGGCACCAATGGTCAGCAGCACTAGAAAATGGCCAGTAACCAGGTTCTTTCCATTCGCAGCGAGTTCGATGGACGCTTTTACTGGAGGCGCCAAGGGTGGGCGCTGTCATCTGCAGCGATCCGTCGGGAAGCATCGAGATGACGCTGGGGCATTCGATCAACGCTCGCCAGCCGATCAAGTCAAGGGAGATAGGGTTCGTGTCGGAAACTGGAAGCGGGGTGGCGATGATGAAATTGCTGATATCCACAGTCATTGTCGACTCCTTATTTCATTTGATGTCACCTGTGCTCTGTTGAGCCTTCGCTTGATGTATGCCTACATCCCTCTGCCCACTCAGTGAATGGGCAGAAGTGATGCTATTCAGCCTAGAGCGCTTCGATTGCCTGCCGGTAGTCGGCAGCGTTGGTGCAATTGTTGGCGGCGTCCTCGACTGGCCTTCGCGTTCTTGCAGCTCGGCGTTGTGCTCGCAGTTGGAGGCGTGGATTTCGAGCTGTTTAATGCTGTCTCGTGCTTCATGGGTGATTACTTCTCGGTGGTCATCCCAAGCAGCCCTCGGGGGAAGGCTGCTCAGTGATGCTGTCCCTCCTACTGCCGCCGGAGGGGCGGGGCGCATTGCTTGCCGGGTCGTTCACACGGTTCTGGCGTTTCACCATCAAGCAGCCGTCCAGGTTGTTCCTGTCGTTGGCAGGCTTTCGGGCCTGTCTGCTCGTCGGTCGCCGGTATAGGCAATGCGGTCTGTTGTTTATTGCGCTGATTGTTAAAGAGCGGCAAGCCTCTTGGCTCTTCGCAGCTGGCACCTGATTCGGTTCCGGGCTGCGATGGGTGAAATATGAACTACAGGTTCACATGCGGTCAAGTACCAAAAGTACATATTTTTAACGGAGGCAGATTTGTAGGATTTCGCTGGAATGCCTGTAGGGGGATTTACCGCGAATCTATGGTTCGTTATCCTCTGTTATGACTGGATGGATGTACAGTAATGGGAGTTGTGAGCATGGCGCAGAATGAAGCGAAACCAGCAGCACGAGTTGAGATGTCCGGCATAGAGCGCTTAGGTTTGCGAGTGTCGTCAATGATCAATCACCCGGTCGCGCAGACTCAGCGCTGGGTAACGATCCATCGCCTGGACACGGATGGTGATCGCGAGTGGGAAGAAGTTATGGGCTTGCTATCCGAGACGGACGGCATAGACATGACATTTAACGATGATGAGTCGGTGACGCTGAGGTGGGAGCCTCAGACCGAGGAAGATCGGGTTGTGGAAGTGGAAGATGCGTTCACAATTTCTATGGAGGAGCCTGCGCCATTTTGATGGGCGTAAAAAAGCCCACTCAAATGGTGGGCTCTCTGAAAATCCGGTCAATATTTTACGGCGAATGCGTTCGCTATGTCGATGAAGAGGTGGCAGGGCGGAAACAAGGACTCCGAAATCTATCGGGATTCCAAGGTCAAACAGACACATTGTCAAACAAATCATGACTTCATTGAGCGACTCATTGCTAGCCTAATTTTTATGTTGTATGCAGTACCTGCCTTTTGAGGAGGGTCTATGAAAAACCAGAATATGTTTGAAGATGTTATTATTAAAAGTGATTTGGGCGAGTTAGGTATCTACGAAAGCGCGCACCAATGTAAGGCTATAGCCGAAGCGGAATGCTTTGTTGGCGCAATTCGGCTTAGACCCGTTGCTTGGTCGTGGTTCTATCTTGGCGAGCACGTAACGACAGACAGGATCAGGGCCGAAGAGCTATTGCAGTTCGGTGAGAGCCTAAATCCACTTTACATCATCGTTAGTGAGCCGTGCTAAAGCATAATGCTAAACACGGCTACATCATCTGTTAGTTTGTAGGGAGCCCGAGCTTGTCAAAGAAAGAACGGTTTCTTTCTTTTGCTGATTTTACAAGTTGATCAAATGATATTACTTCGATGTAAGCATGGCTTGGTTCGTTATAGCCAAAGTAGCCTAACCCATCAGAAGTAATTCTTAGGTTCGCTCGTCTGCAGCGTTTTTTCATAGTTGAAGTCAGATCGCACACAACATAAACGTAACCAGGAATCTCTTTGTTTCCCGGAATTGGCCGACCGCTCTTGGTCATAATTCCACCATCCCTGATACGGTCTAAATAGCCGAGAGCCTGATCTATTGGATCTTTATCTTCGCCTTCTTTCATGTCATCTCGCATAGGGCGCTTGATTTCGACGATCGTAAGTGAGGCCATGGGGAAAGAGCCTCCATCATTAACAAGGATAGGATTGTCAAAAATCCTAAGGCTCAAGATGTCTGGTTCTTTTGTTGATGTGCTATTAGTTATTGGCATTGAGTTTAGCGTCTTGTCAGATGCTAGGTATGCATGGAACGAGAGCCGTTCATCTAACAGCCAAAGATTGCTTCCGTCAGCCATTACGGAGTCTGAGTCTTTACCCATAGGGAAAATTAACTCATGTATCGTATCCTCTCTGGCGTACTTACCATCATCCATCCTGACTATGGATTTCTCTAAAATATCAATTATGGCTTTGCGATGAGAAACGTAATTTGCTAGGTCGGATTTTTTTATGTCTTCCGCCTTGCTAACATAATTATTTAGTCGCTCCTTGTAATCTGCAAGTGATTCACTTTTAGCCGGTGACATAATATCGTGACCTTCGCTCACAAGCTGCCTTTCGATCTCATACCAGATTTGATGAAGGTGTAGATCTAAGTCTTTATCAGTGATGTCAGGGGATACTATGAGATCTTCTTGGGAAGCATAACGCGTGATGAATCGATAACGTGGTGCGTGATTATCTATAAACGATGCAATTCTTTTGTTGCCAGCTTCAATGCTATCTTTTAAATAGGCTTCAAGGTACAATTTTGCCCTGTCTAAAACTTTCTCGCGTATCATTCGTAAGCTGATTTCAGTTTGCGAGAAAATCCCATTGAAATCTTCAGCGATGTTGAAGGATGTTCGTTCGCTTCTTACGTTCTCGTCTAAGTAGGGGGATGAAACATAACAGCTGTAAATGAAGTCTCCTGACGAGTCTGTCAGCCTACCAGTTAGGCCAGGGATTTTTCCCTGAATTCCTTCTTCCTTGGCTAAGCGATTTGCTGCGCATAGAGCTATCTGGTGCTTTCTAGATGTTGAGTATCTAAATTTTATATGAGTTAATTCAAAATCAATTCCGAGAATTTCTATTTTCTCATGCGTAGCGGCCGACATCATGTTTGTGTCGTACAAGCCATAGACATCAATTGTGTCTTGGCCATCTTTAACCAATATATTCGGTGCTCCGTCAGGACGCACAAAATACCAGAGGCAGTGCTCAAGCAATTGGTTTGCGATCGTAGCAGAAGTCTTCGGTGTTGAGTCCCTATAACTTTCATTGTACCCGGAAAGCTTTATCCTTGAACCGCTGCCAGTTCCAACTCTAGAAAGTTGCGAAAGGTTGTTAACTCCATTCAATTCGTCTAGGCTGAACGAGCGAAATTGCAGCTTTTCGCCATCATAGTAGAAGCTTTCAATGTCCGCTCTGTCAAAAGCTTTCAGCCACATCAATCTTCCGACGCCACGACAGCCCTTATCAATTTTATGGTCAGAGTCAAGCGTTTGAAATGAATTGAAATTCGTGTCATTAAACCCGCAGCCGTTATCAGAAATCGTGAAGCCAACTATTGGTTCTATTCCCACTTCCATGTCGAGAGTTGATTGTGAAGAGCGGTTTATTTCTAGAATAATACGCCCTGTGTCAAGATTGCCTTTCTCTTCTATGGAGTGGATGGAATTTACAATGGCCTCAAACACTGGAAGAAGTCCATGGCTTTTTGGTAGTGATGTGTTTCTGAGGCGGCCTTTTAAGTTGGTTTGAAGTAATAGGCTCATTGTAATTCCATTTATATTTGTCTAAATTTTATGTGTTAGTAACTTTGCAGTGTTAATCATCTACTCGGTATTGAGTCGTCTGTCTTGCTCTGCAGTTCGATTTATTTTGCCGCTCTTCACATCTACCAGGTATCCAGTCAGCTTGTCCTCAGGCTCCTGAAAACTAACGGCAATCTGCAGAACTTCCTGACCCTCATCTTCTTTGCCCGCTTCCGAAAGCCTTCGAACTGACTGAAGCAAATCTACACCCGACCACCTAAGCAGGGCAGCGGCTTGTTTCAGATGTTGGCCGGGTTTGGTGAGGGACATGAGCTACACCAACTGAGCATTCCAAACGAGGAGCACTCGCGCTTGGATGTAGGTTTCATCGGCCCTGATCGTTTGCGGTGGGTGTTTCGAATTATCAGAAATCATTTTGATCTGATCATCGCCAACCCATTGGAGCCGCTTGATGTAGAGGTGACCTTCCCAAGAGAACATGTAGATCCCATCACCAGCGAATTCACGGATGCTGATATCGACGAGGAGCGGGTCGCGGTGCTTGATCGTTGGCGCCATCGACTGCCCCCACCCTGTCACCATCTTGAGATGGAAGTGTTCCTTGAATTCAACTCCCATCTCGCGAAGATGTTGCGGGCTTACCCTCACATCCTGGAGCATCTCCGGATAATCATGTGGAATTTGCCCGCCACCCATAGCGGCACGGACGTCGTAATGCGCAATCCACACCTCATCGCCTGCCAAGCCTGGTCGATAGTAGTCGACCTCAATGACACCGCCGCCATCATCAGCTTCTGCAACTGCAAGTAACCGCCTGCGGGCATCATCAGACAATCCTTTCCCTTGCTTGGAAAGCATATTCCGAACGATATCCGCTGCCGATTGGGGGTGACTCTCACTATCGCCACTTTCGACTTCAGCGAGCTTTGAAAACTTTGGCTCGTCACCGGCCCCATGCTGAAGCCATTCGATTTTTACACCAAGCGCGACCGCAATAGCGTTCATCTTGGCAGGTCCCGGCAAGGTCTCACCGTTTAGCCACTTGCTGGAAGCCTTAGGCGTGACTTTTGCTATTTCTGCCAGCCGAGCGCCTGCGCCCCACTGGTCGATGCCGTGGGCGGATAACGCTTTTTTTAAGCGAGCAACGAATGCTGCGCGAATTTCTTCTATCTGAACCATTGGTTCAGCATCGCACGGCCTTGCATGTACTTTCAGTTCCGACATAATATGTACTGCAAGTTCATAAATGACTCGGAGGCCTTATGCGGCCGCTCAAGAAATCGATCGATGACGCTGGCGGCGTTCCGGTGGTTGCCCTGGCCTGCGGAAAGTCTCCTCGGGCCGTTTACAAGTGGCTTACCGCTGACTGCCTGCCGCGCACCGAATACACGGGTGAGACGCGCTATGCCGAGCGAATTGCTGCTCTAGCTGCCGCAAACGGAAAGCCGTTCGAGCCGTCTTGGTTGCTCGCGGAAGCCCACCCCAAGAAAGCCGCCGCCTAACCCTGTCACTCCTAACTGCGGAAACGAATTCATGGCCTACGACAACAAGAACCATCGCAACACCCACCAGTTGAAGTCGCGCCTGAATGACCACGCCTACGACGCCATCAAGGCGGAAGCACTGGAGCGGGAGACTCAACCGGGTGCCTTGGTTCGCGATCTCACCTTGGCTGCTTTGCGGTTCAAGGAGGATTACGGCTACTTCCCATTGATTGACGACAAAGAGTTGGACGGCTTTCCGGCGCTGGCCGAGCTGGCTCGCGAGCTGAAGATTCAACCTGCTGTACTCGCGCGCGATCTCATCCGTGCAGCCCTGCAAGCAAGACGAGAGCAGGATGCCATCACCCAGGTCAACGACAAGAAACTCAGCGCCTGACTAGGCCATGGAGGGAGCAATGCCTGCAATACCGGAAGTAGGGCAGTACACGCAGGACGAGAAGGACCAGCTTGAACAGTGGGCTGATGAAGTCGGAATCGGCATGGATCAACTCGCTGACCGGATTCTGCAAATGACGGAGCGTGCGATAGAGCGGCGCAGTGCGGCTCGACTCGCAACCGATGCAGCAGCCCGGCGAAGCCGTCTTGCTGCTCATTCTGCGCAAGAAGCCCAGGCAGAAAACGTGGTGTCAATTTTCCCTTCGAGGTAACGGTCCGGCCCCTTATTAGGTGCCGCGACAGCTGAGATTGGACCAGGCGGGGCTGGCACCTAATTCGGGGCCATAGAGAAAAAAGGGTCATGGGTTCATCCGTGATCAGTTGATGAACGAATGATCGCCTGGTTGGCATAACGCCACCACGGAAACAGAAACGAGGTTTTACGAATGGACAAGTTCCTGCGGGCCTGCCACGACGCGGTCAAGGACAACGAAGCAAAGTCGCTGAGCGCCAAGATGGGTGTTCCGCATGTGAGCCTGCTCCAGCGCTCGAACCCGGATAACGACGCTCACCATCTGACCATCGAACATCTGTTCGGGATCTTGTTGCACACCGGTGACATGCGCCCTTTGGTGACGCTGGCGGATCAGTTCGGTTTCGACCTGGTTGCGCGGGAAAAGCCTGCGGTCAAGCCGTTGATGGTTGCGCTTGGGCAGCTTTCGGCTGAGTGCGGCGATGTTGGCCGGCTGATCTTTGATGCTGCTGAGGACAACCACATCAGCCAGCACGAAAAGGCCCAAGGCGAGAAAGCCATTTTGGAAGCCATTGAGGCGCTCCATGTTCTGCGCGAATCACTGAAGGCCGCTTGAATCGCAGACACAAAAAAGCCGGGCTGCAACCCGGCTCTTTCAACAACTTGTAAAACACAGAGGGGCCATTATGAACACGATCGTCGCTCCAAGCAATACAGTCACCATGTCGAGCCGTGAGATCGCCCATCTCACTGGCAAGCAGCACAAGGACGTCATTCGTGACATCCGAGTGATGCGCAAGGCGCTGTCAGATGATGGCGCAGATCTGCGCCATCTTCGGGAAGTGAAGGACGGGCGGGACTACACCGCTGAATTCCACCTTGATCGCGTCCTGACTGAAACCCTGTTAACCGGTTACAGCATCCCGCTTCGTCATCGTGTCGTGACACGTTTAAGCGAACTGGAAAACGTGTCACGACATGTTGTCACGATCCCTCAATCCCTTCCCGAAGCGCTCCGCCTTGCCGCCGATCTGGCAGTCAAGAACGGTGAACTGCAGCGCCTGATTTCAGACCAGGCGCCGAAGGTAGCTGCTATCAAACGCCTCGCCGCCGCCGGAGGGGCGATTTGCATCACCGACGCCGCCAAGCAGCTTGGTATGGCCCCGGCGCGCTTGTTTGCGTGGCTTGAGCAGCACCGCTGGATATTCCGGCGTCACGGGGGCAAGCGCTGGGTTGCCTACCAGCCTCGCATCACTACCGGTCACATGACTCATGAGGTCACCGCACTGAAGCCTGACCCGGAAACTGGAATCGAGCGCGCGGCATTCGATCCAATGGTCACCCCGAAAGGCCTTACCCGTCTCGCTGAACTTCTGCAGGAGGCCGCGTAATGGCCGGCGACTGGATCAAATTCGAACTCACCACCCTGGATAAGCCTGAGGTATGCCAGATTGCGGACTTGGCCGATATTGACCCCGACGCCGTCGTCGGCAAGCTGATGCGCGTGTGGGGATGGTTCGACCAACAAACCGAAAACGGTAACGCTCCGAGCGTTAGTAAAAAGTTACTTGATCGTCTCGTCGGCGTTATCGGTTTCTGCGAGCACATGAAAACGGTCGCCTGGATGATCGAGGCCGAGGGTGTGATCAGCCTTCCGCATTTCGAGCGGCACAACGGGAAGACCGCTAAAAATAGGCTTCTCACGGCAAAACGCGTTGCGAATCACAAGGCGAGTAACGGTAAAAGTAACGCTGCGAACGTTAGCGGTGCGTTACCTAAAGAAGAGAAAGAGAAGAATAAAGAACCTCTCTCTGCGCAGGAGTCCGTCGATCCTCGCATGCCCAGCGAAATGACCCTCGACTGGGTGCCGGACCACACCCTGCTAAAAACCTACGCCTTGCACCGCGGCCTATCGCTTGACCTGTTCACCGATGAAGTTCGCATCGCTTTCACTGCTCACTACGAACCTCAGCACCAGGTCAACACTCAGGCCGAGTGGGTCAGCATGCTGGTCAAGTGGGTGAACAACGACAAGGCCCGTGCTGCTGCCGCATCGAATGTGAAGCAGTTCAAGCCGAAGCAGGCGCCTGCGTCTGACTTTGACGATGACGACACAGGATGGCAGAACGGGGTGAACTCATGAAGACCGTCTCTGTGATTGCTCAAGACCTGTGGGCGAAAGCCCAATCCGGTGAGTTCATCGCGGCGGGAGATGTAACTCCGGTGGCGAATGAAACCCATAGCACGTTGGTGTCAGCCATCAACGAGTTGTTCAAGGAGCTGCGCTCCATTCGCTCGGCGTGGCGCCAGGCATGGCCCGACAAGGAAACCTACCAGGCTTCGAAGCGCCAATGGTTTCAAGCATTTCTCGAGGAAGGCATCTGCACTCAGGGGCAGATCGACTTCGGCATGACCCAAGTTCGCAAACAGCCCGGTGACTTCATTCCAAGCCCTGGCCAGTTCATCGAATGGTGCAAGCCAACCCCCGAAATGCTTGGTTTGCCACCGCTCGCTGCGGCGCACCGCGAGGCCTGTCGCAATGCTCACCCGGGTATGGCTGGGCAGGGCAAGTGGTCGCATGACGCGGTCTGGCACACCGCCAAGGAATGCGGATTCGAAAGCCTGAACAAGCTCGACACGGTGCTCAGTTTCAAACTGTTCGAGCGCAATTACACCATCACCATTCGCCGGTTGTTGGCCGGTCTGCCGCTTCAGCCGATGCCGAAGGCGCTGCCCGCACGCATCGTGGTGAAGGCGAAACCTGAAATAGGCCTAGGCGCCCTTGCACAGCTGCGCGCCACGCTGGGAGGTGTCCGTGGTTAATCCGCATCTCGTGGCGACAGACCCAGTGGATTACCGCTACGCCGTGCACTGCTGCGCCTACAAGTGGGATCTCACCGATAAACCAGATCGCGCTGTAGCGCTATTCGAACATCGCTCGGCCGCCGAGAAGTTCGGCAGCCTGATGTGGCCGAGCACATTCGAAGTAATCGACATCACCACAGGAGAGAGGGCATGAACGACATCCTGCTTCATCTGTACATCGGCTTCCTGACAATCGCCGCCGTTGGCCTTTGGTGGGGCATCCGCCGTCTCGAACGTCGTGCCCGAATCGCGCGAGGTGGCCGAAAGTGAAGCCCGTTGCCATGAAGTTGTTCAAGACCACGTCCACCCGAGCCAAGCCAGTCGACCGTGAAGGACTGGAGCAAGCGGCGTTGATGGCTGAGCTGCGCGCCCGTATGCCCGAAGTCGCTGACCTGATCTTTCACGTCCCGAACGGCGGCTATCGCGTCAAGGCCGTGGCCGCGAAGTTGAAGGCCCAAGGCGTAAAGGCCGGCATTCCTGATCTGGTCCTGCCGATGGCCCGCGGTGGGTTCTTCGGCCTGTACATCGAATTCAAGGCCACACCGCCAAACGATGCCACGATCTCGCCAAGCCAGCATGAGCAGATCCGCAAGCTGAATGAGCAGGGTTATTTGGCGGTGGTGTGCCGCGGGCATTTCGACACGGTCGAGCAGATCCGCGCCTACCTTCGGCTCGCTCCTACAGTGGTGGCCGCATGACAATGACCGTGGCCTTCTCCGATGCCGAGATTCGTCGGCGTGCCGATGATCCGGCTGCGGTGCTGATGCGCGATCCTCGTCACCCAGGGCTGTATTTCCGATTCACCGAGGCTAGGCCGCGCGGAACCTGGAGCCTTGTGGTGCGCAAGAAGTGGAACCGTATAGGTGCCTACCCGGATCTGTCCGCGAAGGCTGTGCTGGCGGCATTGCCGGATCTGCGCATGCGATTGAGCACCGACCCTGAAGCGGGCGCCGCCGTGTCGCCTTGGGCAACACTGGGTGAGCTACTGACCTGGTACGCCGACCGCATGAGTCGCGACCGCAACCTCTCTGACAAGCGCAAGGCCACGGGTAAATCAGCCATCGCTTGCCACCTGATCCCGCGCGTGGGCGATCTGGCGTTGGCCGATGTCCGTCACGGCACCCTCGACACCCAACTGATGTGGCCACTGCAGGAGACCCTGTCGCTGGAGTTTGTCCGGTTGATCTTCGGCCTGCTGGTGGTCGCCTGTCGTCAGGCACACACGCTGGGCCTGATTCCGACCAACCCGATGACGGGTATCAAGTTCAGCGACTTCTCCAAGACCAAGATCAAGGCCAAGCCAGCGCGCCTTCGTGGCGGTCAGGTTGAGGGTTTGCTCGCACAGCTGCAGGAGCTGTTCGAGATTGACCCGCAGCCGGCCATGCTCGCCCTAATGATGCTGTGCCACGGCACCCGCATCGGTGAGACGCGCAAAGCCCAGTGGTCACACATCAGCCTGGCCGAACGCACTTGGTATCTGCCGGTGGGCAACACCAAGACCCGCGTCGAGCACTCGCTCCCACTGACCGATCAAATCTGCAGCCTTCTAATCCGGTACCGCGCAGCGCAACAGGCGAGCCATTACGACGGCGATTGCCTGTTTCGCTCCCACAGTGGCAAGGGCATGAGCGAAGGGCAGGCCAGTGCCGTGTTCACCGGGCTGGGGAAGGGCGAGTGGAGCAGTCACGATCTGCGCAAGTTGGCCAGGACCGGCTGGGCTGACCTCGGGATCGACTTCCTGATCGGCGAGATGCTGATCAACCATGCCATGGGCCACAACGTGCAGGCCTACATCCACACCACCGTTGAAGAGCGCAAGCGTGCAGCCCTTGAACTGTGGCACGGCCATTTAGACGGTAAGGGTTTTTCCCTGATTCACGGGTTGAAGGACGGTAGAAACGAAAATTCGGGTAATCCGCTGGAAACCGCAGAACATAAGGCCTGCGAGGCCATTCACGAATCAACCATAGGCGAGGTTTAAAAATGATGATTCTGCTCGATAAGGCATCCGGCCTCGCCGTGAATCCAGCCGAAGTCAGCTCGATGCGGTACGAGGATTGGAATGGCGGTAAGCACCTGGTGCTGACCATGCAAACCGGCAAGGAGCTTTCCGTGCAGCACTGGCCTTATGGCGATGGCCCAAACGTCTACCGCCTGCACGAGCAACTGCTGGAGGCTCAATGAAGAAGCTCCACGGATCACTCCAGAAGCGCGAGCTGAAGTTCATCGTCGAATGCAACGTCTGCCTCGGTAAGGGCCAGCGGCTCGGGCTTTTCCACTATCTCGAGTGCGATCACTGCTTGGGCTCTGGCTGGGTATGCGGCCACACCCTCCAGACTCTGCCGTTGAGCGACGTTGTACCGGTACTCAATGCGCGCTTGAAGGACGCGCTCACCGAGATCGCTCGCGCCCGCCATGTTATTGGGGGTGCCCAGGAGCAATACGAACAGAACAACCGCCGCGGCGCCGGCGGATCGAACTTCACCGGCGATTGATCGCTGGTCATTATTTTTGTTGGAGGAGAAATCACATGAAACTGATCGGAGCACGCCAAGCCTGGACCGACTCGCAGCATGAGTCGAACGCGTCAATTTCCGCGGTGGCCATTGATTCGGCTAAGTCAGCTACCGTAGCCAGAAGAGCGAAAGCTCGCCAACACGAAGTGGTCTTTGCCGCGATGGGTGAGGATAAGGAAGAGCGCATCAAGGTCGCTCGCCAGAAAATCAGCATCAGCGAAACCCGCCGTACACCGATCGGGCGATCTACTGCCCGTGCCGCGCACCTGACCATGATGGGCAAAATTCAGCGCGCCATTGGCACGTTACCTTTTCAGGTACAGCAGTTTGGGCACTTCCTTTACCACCCATGCATGACCATGCAGCACGTAATGAATGCCGTGCTGTTGATCACCGCCAAGGCGCAGTTGCCCGACCTAACCTCGGCGAAGCGCGTGAAGGCGCAATATCTGGTGACGTTGGCATTGCAGTCGTACAAAGCTGAGGTCACCGGGGCTGCGGAGTGGGGGCCCGCTCGGGTCGCTGCTGAAATGAATGCGTTCTTCGGCGTATCGATTGAGCCCAAGCACTGGAATCGTGATTGGCTGGACTTGTGGGAATCGCTGAAAGCAGTAATTAAAGAAGTGGATATTGAGGCACAGTCGCCTGTCTGGCAGTTGATTCACTCGGAAAAAGAAGAATCAGTAGCGTAATCTGTTGACATGGTGGGGATTTGAAGTTAATTTTCCCATAGTGCGCAACGTACCTCCAACGCACACCACTTCTAGAACCCGGCCATTGAGCCGGGTTCTATCATTATGGGGCGCGACAAAAGACATTTTTATATCGCCACTGTATTGACATCACGGCGGGCCTTGGTTGAGAGTAAGGAAAATCAAATTGGATCCACTCATGATCAAGGCTATCGGACTCGCTCTAACTCTTTTTGCTACCTCCGCACTCGCGGCCGACATGACCGACAAGGTCATGCTTTCTGAAGTACACGTGTCAAATAAGGCATTTTTCCCGGCCGTCGAGGGAGTTGCTAAGAACAATACTGGAGTGACCCTGGAGAATTTGTTTATAACGTTCAAGCTCTACAATGATGCGGGGGAAGTGGTTGGTAGCGCCCTAGCTCGAGGTAAAGACGTTGAGCCTGGCGAGTCATGGCGGTTCTCCACGCCCACTACGATTAAGTTCACTAAGGCAAAGCTTTCAAAGATTGAGATTTACTGATTGGAAAGCCCAACCATCGTGTTGGGCTTTTTTTTTGGACTCGTTAAATCTGCGCGCTCTGGCGAAGATGTTGGCCTTTGGCTACTATCCTAGAAATTGAGTGTTTCTATGCAGGGATGATGAGCGCGATGAGTGATCAAGATGGCTGGCACAGAGATTCAAAAGGGAATGAGCATTTTTACTCTCATGATGCCGAATGGGCTGATAGAGACATGCGCCAAAAGCAAGCAGCGCGCACCTCATCCTCTAACAGTGGCTCTAATGACGCTGCGAACCGCTTTCAGTTCATCATCTCAATTGCGGGCGCAGCTTGCCTCCTTGCAGCTCACAAACTCTGGGTTGTTGTGGAAAAATCAATGAAGGTGTCTGGGTATTCGCCCGTTGTGTCAGATCGAGTTGGATTGGCTGCGGCCATATGTCTGATTGCTCTAGGCGGCGTATTGGTGTGGAAGGCTCCAGGTTATCTCGGTAAATCTGTTGTCTGTATCTTGTACGCCCTCATCACGGGCTACCTCATTCTTTAACGCGTTATCCCCTCAACACAGAGCCTCGGCATCCGCCGGGGCTTTTTCGTTTTCGGCTCCACCACACCCATCGCTCTGAGCTGGGAGTGCTGTTGGGGCCGAACCTATTTCGCTCCCCGCAAGGGAGGATGCCGGATGTCACATATGCCAGAGAAGAACCCAGAGACCTGGCTCATTGTCATGGCCTGGCTGAGCCAGCATGCCCCGATGTTCTATGCCGCGGCGCTGTCGTGCTGGATTGCCTTCCTCCGTGTCATCTACGGCGGCGGTGGGCGACGACAGGCCCTGCTGGAATCCTGCCTGTGTGGTGCGATCACAGCCGGAGCATTCCCGCTGCTTGAATACTTCAGCCTCCCATCGAGCCTTGCAGCTGCCGTTGGCGCCTGCATCGGCACCCTCGGCGTGAAGAAAGTTGCAGCCTTGGCTGACCGATTCACCGACTTCAAATTGCCCAAGCGGCAGGAGTGACCCATGCAACTGATTGACAACTGGAAACAAGCGCTGAGCATGACCAGTGTTCAGGCGGGCGGCGCTATCGCAATGCTGGGCGTGGCTGAGCAGCTGATGCCGCAACTACAAGCTGTGCTGCCTCCACTGGCCTACGGCGTGCTTGGCCTCTTAGTGATGATCGCCCGGGTTGTGCTTCAGCCGAAGCTGAGCAAGTAGCAGGCCCCATTTACAGATGCGTCAATTCGTGGCGCGAATAATCACGGAGATCCGTCATGACTCTGGCTACCAGTATTCGTTCGACAGCACCAATCAAGGACAACCGTATGAACCCAGAACAGTTCGCATATTGGCTCAACGGCTTCGCAGAGCTAAACGGCGGTGAGCGCCCGACACCTGAGCAGTGGAAGTCCATCACCGAGCATCTGCAAACGGTATTCGTGAAGGTCACGCCGCAATTTGGCAGTCAGGTGGCTTTGGGGCGTGCGTCAGATAACGCCATTACGGAGCTGACCAACCGTGTGTCGGGCCAGGGGCAGCCCATTACCTCGATGGTCTGCTGAATAGGCCCCAGTTACCAATCTGGCGTTAGGCTGACCCCAGAAGAGTCGGCTGAGGTAAGACGAGAAAGTGAGCAAATCGTGTCGCCAAAGGTCAGTCATGTATGCCTCGACTTAAAACTTTACCGCCTCGAATGAAGCAATCCGAAGGTAGACCATTCGCTGTCCCCATTGCAGATGGAGGTGCCGAAGGCTGGGGTTCGGGCCGCGGTGGTCGACCTTGGCGACGTAAGCGTGCCGCGATCCTGGTACGTGACGAGTACACCTGCCAAGCCTGCGGCATCATCACGCTGCACCTCGAAGTCGATCACATCGTGAACCGCGCTCGGGGTGGGTCGGACGATGAAGAGAACCTTCAGGCGCTCTGCATCCCGTGCCACAAGTTGAAGACCGCCGCCGAGTCGGCCGAGGGCTCGGGGCGAACGTGATGTCCGACGATCTCGTCGAACCAATGCGAATCGGTATCGATTGGGCGCTGTGGCACGTCAGTACCCCGGGGCGGGTCGAAACTGTGGAAGGTTTCGCATAGGACACCGCCCCCGACCGCACGGACAGATTTTTTCCCCTCCATAGGTTTTTGTTAAAGATGGCACTCACCTCAAAAAAGCGCGCATTCATCGTCGCAGTGAGAGAAGGTGCGTCCAATAAAGATGCGGCCATTGCCGCTGGCTGTTCGCCGAAAACCGCGTCAGCCGCTGGCTCCAGGCTTGCAAAGGACGTTGACGTTATTCTCGAGCTGCACAAACTCAACGCACTTTTCCCGATCGATGGGAATGTTAAAGCCGATGTTAAAGCGGTTGTTAAAGCGCCCCGGGCAAAGACCTCACCTCGCGAACCTAAGCACGCCGGAGAGTACATCCCGAAAGCGCTACGACAGCCTCAGGTGCCCGTCGAACAGCATGATCCCGAAGAGGGTTTCGGTCGGGTGTACACCGATCCGAAAGACTATTTGCTCGATGACATGAATGATCCCTTGCTGGATCGGAAAGACCGGCGTGACGCCGCTAAAGCGCTCATGCCTTTCCTGCATGCCCGTAAAGGCGAGGGCGGGAAAAAGGAAGAGCGCCAGGACGCCGCCAAAAAAGCAGGGGCTGGAAAATTTGGCGCAGCGCCTCCGCCGCCATCACATTTGAGATCGGTAAAATAAATGAGCGATCGAGACGCTGAGCATTTTTCTTTGGCTGGGCCGTTCAAGGATCCAAAGGATTTCCTGTTGGCCGTCATGAACAGTCAGGCAGCGCCCACGGACATTCGGATCGAAGCTGCGCAGGCTTTGATGCCCTACTTTCATGTGAGCAAGGAGAAGAGCAGGGCGTTTAGGCGCCACCCCAATCCATCATAAGCGGTGAACAAGTTGAGCGAACCAGTCTGGGACACCTCATGCCGGGACTGGGAGACGCGCATCGTAAACCGTCAATCGCTGGTGCCGTTTCCGCCACTGTTTCCGGACGAGGCTGAAGCCTGCCTTCAGGTGCTGAATGATCTGCGGATTGTCGACGCACCTGGTAGCCCCCTAATTGGGGAGTCCTGTGCACCTTGGATCAGTGACCTGGCTGGCGCCATTTTCGGCGCCTACAACTCCAATACTGGCGAGCGGCTGATTCAGGAGTTCTTTCTCCTCATCAGTAAAAAGAACGCAAAGAGCACCATCGCTGCCGCAATCATGCTCACGGTGTTGATCCGGAACTGGCGCCAGTCAGCCGAGTTCATCATCCTGGCGCCGACGATCGAGGTGGCGAACAACGCCTACGCGCCGGCCCGCGACATGGTCAAACACGATGAAGAGCTTTCGGCACTGCTGCATGTGCAGGATCACGTTCGGACGATCACCCATCGTGAGTCCGGGGCGACATTGAAGGTGGTGGCCGCCGATCAAAACACTGTCGGCGGGAAGAAGGCCGCCGTCGTCCTGGTCGATGAGCTTCACCTGTTTGGCAAGAACCCACATGCGGCCAACATGCTGCGCGAAGCCACCGGTGGACTTGCGTCTCGGCCCGAAGGGTTCGTGATCTATCTCACGACGCAGTCTGACCAGCCCCCGGCGGGAGTGTTTCGCGAAAAGCTCCAGTACGCCCGGGGGGTGCGTGACGGCACGATTGTCGATCCGAACTTCCTGCCGGTGATCTACGAGTTTCCGAAAAAGATCCTTCAGGCTGATGATCATCGCAAACCCGAGAATTTCTACATCACCAACCCGAACATGGGGTACTCGGTCAGCGAGAAATTCCTCATCCGGGAAATGAAAAAGGCGGAGGAGGCCGGTGAGGCTGAGGTGTTGGGCTTTATGTCCAAGCACCTTAACGTCGAGATAGGCCTCGCGTTGCGCTCAGACCGGTGGGCAGGCGCTGACTATTGGGTCGGCGCAGCAGAAAAGAAGCTCACCCTTGATGATGTGATTGCCCGATGCGACGTGATCGACATCGGGATCGATGGCGGTGGTCTCGACGACTTGCTGGGTTTCGCCGCGGTGGGCCGGGACAAACGAACCCGGAACTGGTTGGTTTGGACGCACGCCTGGGCGCATCCCTCTGTGCTCGAGCGAAGAAAGGCAGAGGCCCCTCGGTTTCACGATTTTGAGAAAGACGGCGACCTGACCCTGTCAAAGCGAATCGGCGATGACGTGCTTGAAGTGGCTGACCTGGTTGAACAGGTAGAAGAGTCGGGCCTGCTGGACAAGGTCGGCGTCGACCCGGTTGGGATTGGCGCGATTTATGACGCGATGATTGAGCGTGAGATACCACCGGAAAAAATCGTTGCCATCAGCCAGGGCTGGAAGCTCGGCGGGGCGATCAAGACGGCGGAACGCAAGCTCGCCGAAGGCGGCATGAAGCACGGCGGGCAGCCGATGATGGCGTGGTGCGTGGGAAACGCGAAGGTGGAGCCGCGCGCGAACTCCATCCTGATAACCAAGCAAGCCAGTGGCTCGGCCAAGATCGATCCCTTGATGGCTCTATTCAACGCGGTGACCTTGATTTCTCTAAACCCCGAAGGCCGGGGCAACGATGACTTCATGGCCGCCATTAGGAACCCAATCATCGTATGAACCCATTGCACGTATTCATTCTGCTCGCGCTGTGCGGGTTCGGTTCGGCCGTTGCAGGCGTTTACGTTCTGCAAGGCTTGGGCTGGGCGCTAATCGCCGGAGGCGTTGCGTTACTTCTGCTCGCTGGATTTGTGCGCAAGGGGCTGATCAGTGACTAAATCATTATCGGCCGTGCTGGGCCGCGCGGCCCGCAAGCCGAGCGCATCGCTGGGACACACCTTGAACGAATGGATCGGTCGGCAGATCGGCTTGAGCGACGGCGGCTTCTGGGGGCAGTTCCTTGGAGGCGAATCCAGCTCGGGTAAGAACGTTACGGTCGACAACGCTATGCAGCTCTCGGCGGTTTGGTCTTGCGTCAGGATCATCTCGACGTCGGTGGCGGGCCTGCCGATGGGTGTGTATCGACGCGAAGCTGACGGCGGACGCAAGGATGCCCGGGACTTTGGCCTCTATGACATCGTGCACACAAGCCCCAACGAGGACATGACGGCGTTTCAATTCTGGCAGGCGATGGTTGCCGCCATGCTTCTACGCGGGAATGCATTTGCGGAAATATTGCGCATAGGTAATCGAGTTGTCGCCTTAGATTTCCTGCTACCGAGCCGTGTCGATTTGGAATCGGATGCGGATGGCAGGATCACCTATTGGTACCGCCCGAAAAAAGGTGCCCGGCGCCAGATCCAGCGTTCGGACATGTTGCATATCCCGGCGTTTAGCCTAGACGGGCGTGTTGGCCTTTCGGCCATCCGCTATGGCGCGGACGTATTCGGCGCTGCGATGTCGGCGGACGACGCTGCCAATGGCACCTTTAAGAATGGCTTGTTGCCTGCCGTGGCCTTCAAGGTCGACCGGGTCCTGAAGCCCGAGCAACGCGAAGAGTTTCGCGATTATGTAAAGCAGGTGTCGGGGGCTTTGAATGCTGGGCGATCGCCAGTGCTTGAGCAGGGCATTACTCCAGAATCCATCGGGATTAATCCCGTGGATGCTCAGCTGCTCGAGTCCAGGGGTTACAGCGTTGAAGAGGTGTGCCGCTGGTTCGGCGTTCCGCCATGGATGGTGGGAAAAACGGATGCGGGTAGTAATTGGGGTACCGGGCTCGAGCAGCAGATGATTGCCTTCCTGACCTTTAGCATCAGTTCGATTACCAACCAGATTCAGCAGTGCGTTAACAAGCGATTGTTGACTCCGGCGGATCGCGTTTCGTACTACGCCGAATTTTCGCTTGAGGCATTCCTGAAAGCCGATACCGCCGGGCGTTCAGCCTGGTATAGCCAGATGACCCAGAACGGCATCATGACTCGTGACGAGTGCAGGGTAAAAGAGAACCTCCCCCGACACGGCGGCAATGCAGGCGTGCTAACAGTTCAAACAAACTTGACCCCCATCGACAAGCTGGGCGAGTCCACCGATGGCCAGGCCGCACAAACAGCCTTGAAAAGCTGGCTCGGCCATAAGGAGTAACCATGGCACTGAATATCAATGCTCGCAGTTTCAACTGCGAGCTGAGCCCGCGCGCGCTCGATCTATGGAACCCGGATCTGCGAGCGGCGCTGGAGGCCGGTACTGACACCATTACCATGTACGGCATTATTGGTGAGGACTGGTACGGCGAGGGCGTCACCCTCAAGCGCGTCGACGCAGCGCTGCGGGCCATTGGTGATAAGCCGGTCACCGTTTATATCAACTCGCCAGGTGGCGACATGTTCGAAGGCATCGCGATTTACAACCGCCTGATCGAGCATTCGCAAGAGGTCACCATCAAGGTGCTAGGCCTGGCCGCTTCGGCGGCATCCGTTATTGCCATGGCAGGCGCCAAACGCGAAGTTGCCAAGACCGCATTCCTGATGATCCACAACTGCTGGACGTACTTCGCTGGCAACCGGCACGCCATCCGCGAACTGGCCGACACCATGGAGGAGTTCGATCGCGCCATGATCAGCTTGTACGCAGATACCAGCGGGCAAAAGGAAGCTGCGGTAGAGAAAATGCTCGACGCCGAGACCTACATGAACGGATCGAACGCCGTCGAAAAGGGATTCGCTACCGGTCTTATTTCCGCAACCGAGGTTGAGCAAACGCCAAGCGAAGAGGGGGCGCAGGCCCATTCAGCGCGCAAGCTTGACGCGGCACTGGCGAAGTCCGGCATGCCTCGGAGCGAACGGCGAAAACTCATTTCCGAAATCAAGACCAGCACGTCTAGCACTGCTGGCGGCGACACGCTTCGCGCTGTCGTGCCGGGCATGCCCAGCGCTGTCCTTGATGTATCCGCGTTTGAAGAAACCGCTAACCAGGCGTCAGCGCTTCGAAGTTTGTTCCCGAGCCGCTGAGCGGCTGTAACCGCACCCGATTACCTACCGCCCCCGTGGCGGTTTTTTCATTTCTGAAAGGACCAAAAAATGCCAGCTCCGGATTATGCTCAAATCGAAGCCTCCCAGAAGCAAACCCAGGCCGACCTAAAAGCGGTTGGCGATCAAATCAAAACCTATGCCGAGCGCACAGAGAA